AGCAGACATTAGTATCATAGTCCTGAGGCACGTACCAACAAGTCATCCTATAGCTCATTTGGCTACATGGCCATGGGCGACATAAGGAGGGAATTATGGAATATAAAGACGGACAGCCGATGCGGGATAAAGTACATATCGTGCTAACTGGTCCCGACGGTAAAATCAAAGACGAACGAAATATACAGGAGGCAACCAATGAAGATAACGAAAGACATGGGGTTTAAGAGTAGCCAAGGGATTAAGGGCAGGGCTCATTTGCAGCTCTTTGGAGCAGATGGGAAACTGAAGAGTGAGCGTATTATTGACAACACTATTACTGAGTTAATGGATGCGCATGTTGCCGACCAGATGAGCGACCAGGGAGAGGCTGCTATCGGTTATATGGCAGTCGGTACAGGTACGGGGCAGACATCAGCAAGTACAGGATTAGCTACTAACCTTGACCGCAATGCACTCGATTCGACTACGCAAGGTGCTGCTGGTGATGACAATGATGTGATTTATGTTTGCACATGGGCTGCTGGTGACGGGACTGGTGCAATAACAGAAGCTGGTGTTCTGAGGGATGATGACGACACTAAATTGATGACCTATGCTGATTTTGCAGTAACCAATAAACTAGCAGCCGATAGCCTAGTGATAACATGGACAGTTACTTTCGGCGCCAGTTAAATCAATGGAGGGCTGAATGAAGGCAATAATACAAAGAAATCAAATTAGATACTACAAAGGCCAGACGGAGGATAAGTTACAATTAGGTATTCAATTCACGGAATACCCTGACTTGCCTACTTATGGGATAAATGTTGATATAACTGGTTTGACAACTCAAGCTCAATTAAGGGCTGCTATTGTAACTGAGATTCAAGCACTGCAGACTAAGGTTGAATCTCAGATAGCAGATAATGAAGAAGCCAGACAGCACTTTGACGCTTGGGGATGGAGTGGTGTTGAGTTTGAAGTTGACTCTTTATAGGAGTAATTAGTTATGGGATGGCTTTCACCAACTGGCTTCAATGACTCTGGCACTGAGTGGGCTGATGAAGCAAATGCCTATGATAATGATACTGGTACAAAAGCAAGTTCAGAGATAGCTCCTGACGCTTGGAGTGATTATCTAGAGCTTACTCATGCTGCCCTTTCCTGTAGTAAGATACAGTATTGGATTAGTTATGAAGGCAGTAATCAGATTACCCAATGTGAGATTGATGTCTACTATTCAGAGGACTGGCACAATCTCTATAGCGGGACTCCACTCGACGGTGAATGGAAAGAATTAGCAATAGGCTCAACTCAGAGTGTTACCGCAGTTAGATTTAGGTTTTATAACATCAGTATTGACAATCCCTGGCATGCTTATGTTCATGAGGCTGACTTTTGGGAAGCAGCAGAAGCTTATGAAAAAAGCCTTTCGGACACGATGACAATAACGGACTCTTTGTCAAAGGGTGTTGGCAAACCTGAATCCGACACGATAACAATAGCCGATGTTCTGTCAAAGGGCATCGGTAAGCCTTTGTCCGACACGATGGGCGTTACAGACTCATTATCTAAGGCTATCGGGAAACCGCTATCAGAAACTGAGGCCATCACAGACACATTAACGAAAGAAGCTGGATTAAGTGAAGCTGATACCCTTGCAATTACTGATAGTCTGGTAAAAGACGTTAGTAAACCGTTAGCAGAAACACTGGCTATAGCAGATATACTTTCAAAGGCGTATGGGAAAACATTAGCTGAGACTTTGGGCATTGCCGACTCAATATCAAAAGAGCCTGGACTCGGCAAGGCAGACACTTTGACGATAACCGATTCTCTGGTAAAAGACTTCGGACTGAACAAGGCTGAGACCTTAACAATAGCTGACACTCTAGCCAAATCTATAGGCAAGCCAGAATCCGACACTCTTAATATAACGGACACCCTTTCAAAAGCCATCGGGATAATTGAAGCCGAGACTATAGTTATCGCCGATTCTTTAACAAAAGAGGTTGGCTTAGGTAAGGCTGAAACTCTAACTATTACAGATGCTTTAGCGAAAGATGTGTCTAAGGCATTGGCTGACGCTATAGCTATAGTTGATTCTATGGTTATGACTGTTACTTACGCCAGACCAGGGATACCGATAGCGACATTTCTGTTTCAAAGGGCAATAAACACCATATTACACAACCGAGATATTACCTTAATATCGAGGAGAGAACAATGACAACTGCAACTACTAAAATATCAATACCTGCGGGTGATTATGGCTATGATTTGGCTTTTACCTGCTATGATAAGTCTGGCGATGTTTATATTTTAACAGGCTATACAATTCACTTTAAGGCGTGGAGTTATGATTCGCCAGGGACTTTACTCGTGGATGGTGCTGGAGTTATAGACGATGCTGCCAATGGTAAATGCCATTATACCCTGGCGTCAGGAGATTTCGATGATGAAGGAACATTTGAGGCTGAATTACAATTAGAAAAAGCTGGCGTTATTGAGTCGTTTCCTTCTTTCGTGATTACTGTAACGGAGAGTGCATTATGAGTTTCACTTATGATTTAACTACAGACATCGGAAAGGTTAGGTTGCTTATCCAGGACACAGCAATTAAGACCGCACAGTTCTCGGATGCCGAAATTACGGCATTCCTTACTATGGCTTCTGATGTGGTAAAGGTAGCAGCCATAGCAGCGTTATATAGTTGGGCAGCGGCTCTATCAGATGCTACTACATCGGAGAAGATTGGGGACTATTCTTATACTAAAAAGGCAGTTGCTAATAAGTTGACATTAGCTGCCCAATACCAAACGGAACTAGATGCTGCCGATGAATCGCCTGTACTGGACTGGGCTGAAATGGACTTAACAGGGGAGGATGAATGAGTTTTAATAGTTTGCTAATAGATACCTGTACTGTTCAACGGTACACAGAAGGAGCCGTAGATGATTATGGCAAGCCTGCTAAAACATGGACAAATCACATCAGTGATGAACCGTGCCGCTTGGTTGCCAATCCTAACAGGGAAATAAAGGTTGGGGCCGAAGTCGTTATCGCTGACTATGACCTGTTTATCGGCGATGTGGATGTTACCGAGCAGGACAGGATTGTTATTGATGAGATAACCTATGAGATTATATCTGTGCTATTAAGAAAGAGCATCAACACTCATCACAGGGAACTTTTAATGAGGACTATACGATGAATATTAAAGTGGATATGGCAGGAGTCATCAAAGGGCTTAAAAAGTATGAGGCCAAAGTACAAGCCGCTGAGAAGCAAGCCATGAAAGAAACAGTGGTTGCAATCGCAAGCGACGTTATAAAAATACATCCATGGAAGACTCGTACAGGCAATAATTCTCGGTCTATTGCTTATGGGATAGGTGGCAAGACAGTAAGGGAAGGGACTCCAGTGGCAGGAAAGCAATTTAACCCTTTGGAACAACCGCCGGCAAAACCACTAACAGGAACGGTTTATAGCACTAGTGGATATGGTGGCTACTTAGAAACTGGAACTCGATATATGGGTGCTTATCCGTATTTTAAGCCAGCTCTGGACCGCAACTTCCCGAGTAAATTTACAGCTTACATGAAGGCACATTTGAAATGGTAGACAGTAATGTAGTAATACGAGATTATTTAGTTTCCAGACCGCTATTAACAGCACTGGTGTCTACCAGAATCTATGCCGCTAATCCTTTGCCTGAGAATGTTACATTGCCGGCAATATCATTCTTTACTAGAGGCGGTACAAGCATCCCCTCCGTGCCAACACGTATTATACCGTCAGTGCAGTTCTCTTGTTGGGCTGACGATCCTGTTGAAGCAAGGGAAACTTACCGGGCGTTATATGACGAGTTAAACGGATTATACGATGCTACCGTAACGATAGACGGAACAGTTTACTATATCCTCCGAGCGGTCGAGGAAGTTCAAGGGCAGGATATACAAGACACAGATATTCAAGGCTACTGGAAGGTCCTGACTTTTTATTCAATAACAATAGCTAATTTTTAGGAGGTATTATGTCTTATCAAACATTACCGATAACCAGGACAACCAAGGCAGGTATTCAGGATTTGGAATCCAAGGGTGCTGTATGGGATGACACGACCTATACACAAGGGCTGAAATATGCCAATGATGGTCATGCCATTCTGATTGCCAGGAGTGAAATAGCAGCACTGCAGGACACGGCAGCGTGGTCAGTCGCACAACAGCAAGCAGGAGAGTATTCGGCGTTGCTAACTAAAACAGGAGCAGGAGCAGACGTTTCTACACACCTGGAGTTTACGCCGAACGAGACAATAACGCTCAACGACTTTCAGGACGCCATGACCGATGCGGCTCCGGAGTGGAGTTTTTACCACTTCTCCTCAGCTGTGTTGGGGAATTTTGCACAGATAGAGTTTCGTTTTGTGGATTCGTCTCTTACTACTTTGGGACCTGACCATGGCTGGCTTGAAGTGACTTGCGTACCGCTACAGGGGCATACTGGAGGCGCTGCCTGGGTTAAGGAAACTCTGGCAGGGACTGACACATGCGGATTTGGGGGACATACGCCTGACGGTAGCTCAGTATTTGAGTGGGCACCGTTGACGGCGTTGAGTGGACTTTTGGTTGCTGTAAATGCAGCATGGGATACGGCAGAATCAGGAGAGGTCGCAACGGAATATGTGCTTGACAGAATCAGGATTGAATTGTGGGAAGCCGCACCAGCAAGGACTACTTATATCGACACGGTAGTTATAGACGGAACTGCTTATGCGGTAGAGCCAGGCATGGCAGGTGCTAAGTTAAGAAACGATGCAACTGTTACGACTTTGGCATTTGTGGATGTTCGGGATAAGTTCGGCAGGTTTGAAACGTTATCCCCAACGATAGGCCCAGTACAATCGATAATAGTAGGGCCACTATTGCCAGCACTGTTCAACGACAGCAGCGGCTATGTTAGATTTTTACCAGACGCTCATCCTGCAGCGGCAACGACTCTTTTTTATTCAGTCGTGCGAGTAGGAGACCCATTATAATATTTGAGGAGGCTATAAAATGGCAACAGAAGGAAGTATAGGACATGGCGCTACGTTTACCTGGCACGCTCAGTTAATAGGCGAACTAACCAGGATCGGGGCGGTCGATCTTACAGTTGGCAAAGTGGATGCAACGACGCTCGGAACGAGTGATTACTACAAGGAATATGTACCGGGGCTTATTGACCCAGGCGATCTTGAGATTGAAGGTTTATGGGACCCTGACGATGTTGGACAGGCTCTGATATTTACCGACTTGCATCTCAGGGCAACTCAGACCTGGTTAATTACATTCCCAGCAGGTGTGAGTTCGGCCACATGCACAGGAAGTGGTTTTCTATCGAAGTTTACGTTTGGAGAAGCAACACCAGAAGGACTGGTTACGTTTTCAGCAACGATAGTAGTTACTGCAAAACCGACACTTACAGCATAATAAGGAGGAACAATGGTAAAAGTTAAACTGGACAAGGAACGTCATTTAAAGTTGACGCTTCGGGGTATGCTCTTATTTGAAGAGAAGACAGGCAATTCTCTATTCAGGGGTTTTAATGTCAGTAAGATGCCGTTCAAAGATGTTGTGACATTATTGTGGGTATGTCTTATTCATGAAGATAAGGAACTTACATACGACCAGTTTGTTGATATGGTTGAGATGTCACGCATTAAAGAATTAACGAACAAGTGTATGGTATGTATTACTGAATCACTACCAGACATCAAGGAGAGTGCCATCCCTTTAGCCAAAAAGAGCCGTTAACATGGCTTGAACTCTGGGCATTCGGTAGGTATGACCTCGGGTTAAGAGAAGATGAGTTTTGGGATTTAACTATGCGAGAGTTCACAGCTCTGTCCGAGAGGTGGACAGACGGAAAAGACTGGCTGGATTACAGAGCAGCTTTGGTCTGCACAGTTGTAGCTAATATGCTACGTGGTCCAAAGACTAAAGCGTTTAAGCCTTCGGATTTCATGCCAGGAAAAAGACATACAAGGCAATCACAAAAAGAAATGATTAGTCGAGTTAAGGCGATAAATGCCGCTTATGGCGGGAAAGAGGAGTAAA